CTTTTTCATACACATACGCAGTTGGGCAGTTTCTGGGTTAGGCTTTAAACGCGCTGTGTGGCGCTCTAACGGACTTTGAGAGATTGGGTGTTGGGTTATGGCTAATCAACCTAAGCCGGCTGAATTGAGGCTGCTACAGGGCAATCCGGGCAAACGGCCTATTCGCACAAATGACGGAATCGCGCCGCTTGAGTATGGGTATGTTGAGCCGTTGCGACCGTTGGGCGAGCATGGTGAAAAGTTTTGGAATTCGATTTTCGGTGTTGGGGAATTGTGGATAAGTATCAAGACTGATACTCAACTGGTGCAGCTCATCTGCGAGCAGATTGACCGGCGCGAAACTTTGCGCGAGTATGTCGCGGCTAACCCGGATCAATGGCACATGACTAAGCAGCTCAACGATGTTGAAGTTTTGATTGTGAAGAATCTGAGCCTCTTGGGTTTCACGCCAGCGGATCGCACCAGGCTTGGGCTGATTAGTACTAAGACGAAAACTAAGTTGCAAGAGTTGATGGAGTTGAAAGCCAAAAAGAATGGCTAGTTGGCCGCCAGCGTGGTTTACACCGGCTGATGCTGAGTCGATTGGGCGCGGTGATGGCGACATTGCGGCCCTTTTTGCTGAGTCATTTGGCTCGGTTGGTAAAGATGGTGTGGCTGGTAAAGCTGGTGATGCGTTAGTTTTGCGCGATTGGCAGAAAGAGTTGCTGGCTCATTTGTATGCTCGCGATGCTGATGGCGGTTTGCAGTTTCAGACGGCGCTGATTGGGATGCCGCGAAAATCGGGTAAGAGCGCGCTGGCTAGTGCCGCGATCGGACTCTATTCACTATTGGGCGAGGGAATCAATGGTGGCGAGGTCATCGTTGTCGCGGCGACTCGCGACCAGGCTCGCATTGTTTTCGGTGAGTGTAAGCGCATGGTTGAGCGGTCTGAGCTGAAAGAGATGGTGCAGGTTTACCGCGATAGTTTGTTTGTGACCGAAACTAATTCGGTGCTGAAAGTTATGAGTGCTGAGGCTTTTAGTGCTGAGGGCCTAAACCCTAGCCGCGTGATTATGGATGAGCTGCACGCGCAACCTAACCGCGAATTGTTTGATGTTATGTCGCTCGCGATGGGTAACAGAGGCAAGATTGGGCAGTTAGTCGCGATCACAACCGCTGGCGTAAAAGCCGATTCGACCGGGCAAGACTCTATCGCCTATTCGCTCTACAACTATGGCAAGCGAGTATCGACCGGCGAGATCGATGACCCGAATTTTTTTATGGCATGGTGGGAAGCTGCGCCAGAGGCAGATCATCGCGACCCTGAAACTTGGGCCAGCGCGAATCCAGGTTTTGACGACATTGTTTCTAAAGCCGATTTTGAGTCTGCAGTAAAGCGCACGCCAGAGGCCGAGTTTCGCACTAAGCGCCTGAATCAATGGGTTAGCTCGCAGATGAGTTGGTTGCCATCGGGTGTTTGGGAATCGTTGGCCGAGCCACAACCGCTCGATCCTGATGCCGAATACATCTTGGGTTTCGATGGGTCATTTAGTGGCGATACAACGGTTATCGTTGGCTGCTCTATTCCGACTGAGGATAAGCCGGCGCACATTTTCTTGGTCAAGGCTTGGGAAAAGCCGGTAGATGCTGATGACTTATGGCGCGTGGACATTCAGGATGCTGAGTTTGAGATTGCTAAGTTTTGTGGCCGTTACAAAGTGCGCGAGGTGGCGTGCGACCCTTTCCGTTGGCAACGCTCGATGGAAGTTTTGCAAGATCAGGGCATTCCCATCGTGGAGTACCCATCGACATCGGCGCGCCGAATGGTGGCATCCTGCGCCCGTTTCTTTGATGCCGTAACTGAGGGCCGTCTAACTCATGATGGCGATCCGCTAGTTGCCAGGCACTTCACTAACGCGGTCATTAAGATCGATAATCTAGGGCCGCGCATCGTGAAAGAAAACCGCAACTCTAACCGCCGTATCGATGCTGCCGTTGCAGCGGTGATTGCTTATGACCGCGCATCGGCTAAAATAGAATCGCAGGTTGTACCTGAGTTCTTTATGTAAAGGCGTGTAGATGATTGCAACAATTATGCAAGCAACCGGCGTGGCTGTTGTCGCCATTGGCGTTGGGCTTTGGTTTGTGCCGGCTGGTTTGGTTGTCGCAGGTGTTGGCATGGTGCTTTTCGGTATGGCCATTGAAAGAGGCACAAAATAATGCTAAATAATCTTTTCGAGCAGCGAGCTGTAAGTTTCCAAACCGTTTGGGGATCGGGCATTGAGGCTGGCATTGAGTCAAATGCTGGTGTTGCTATCAATGGCAAAAACGCTTTCGAGATCGTGGCTTTCTTTTCAGCGGTTTCGCTTATCAGCGACACCATCTCGACTTTGCCGGTGGATGCTTACATTCGCCAGGATGGTGAGCGCAGACCCTCGCGACCTAAGCCAGCATGGGTAGATCAGCCAGATGTTGATACAACTCGACAGGCTCACTATGGCGCGGTAGTCACTTCGTTGCTGGTGCATGGCAACTCTTACACTCGCGTATTCCGCGACAACAACGGCGAGGTTGTAAACCTGGTTGTGCTAGACCCTAATACCGTTGAGGTAAAGCGCGACAGTATCGGCCGCAAGATGTTTTACATTGGCTCAGAGGATAAGGCTCTTACCAGCGATGAGATTATTCACATCATTGATTTGGCTGAGCCTGGCTCTTTGGTTGGTATCTCGCGCGTAAGCAAACTGAAAGATGCGCTGGGCGTTGCTACGGCGCTACAGGCTTACGCTGCTCGATTCTTTGGGCAGGGTGCGACTACTCAGGGCGTTATTGAGTTTCCGGGCGCTCTTACCGCTGAGCAAGCAAAAAACTTGGTTGATGGTTTTGACTCTCGCCATCGCGGTTGGCGTAAAGCTCACAAAACTGGTGTTTTGTCGGGTGGCGCAAAATACAACCCGACTAGCGTGCCTAACGATCAGGCTCAGTTCTTGGACTCGCGCCGTTTCGCTGTCGAAGAAATTGCTCGCGCTTTCAACATTCCGTTGCACATGATGGATGTGCCAGGCTCAGCAAGTTTTGCATCAGTCGAGCAAAACGGATTACAGTTCATAAGTCACACGCTTAGGCCCATTCTCGAAAAGATTGAGTGGAGTTACAGCAAGCTGCTGCCGAATCCATCGGCGTTCATCAAGTTCAACTTCAACGCGTTGCTGCGTGGCGACTTGCAGACCCGAATGACCTCATACAGTATCGGCACTCAGGCTGGTTTCATGTCGGTAAACGATGTGCGCCGCCTCGAGGATTTACCGCCGGTAGCCGATGGCGACCAGTTCAGAGTGCCACTCGCCAACATTGACTTGGCGCAGACCTCAGTTATTGAGGATGAAAAGCGCGTGAAGATGGCGCAGATGCTTATCCAGGTTGGTTTCAGCCCTGAAGAAACTTTGACGGCGCTGAATTTGCCTGAGATTCCGCACACCGGTGTGCCATCGACTCAGTTGCAACCGGTATCGATGATTGACCCTGAAAACCCTACGGCGGTTTACTAATGCCGATAAGTTCAGGGCAAGTAACCGTTGGCACAACTCGCGTGCAGATTGATGGCACAAGTTCAAGCGTTTACCGTCTGCACATTCATAACAACGACAATCAAATGAATCTTTATTTGGGCGGGTCGGATGTGACTATTGCTAACGGCCTGATTTTAGAGAAAACCGATACAACTGAGGTTCAGGTTTCGCCTGGCGATTCTGTTTGGGTTGTGTCTAGCTCAAGCGATCATCTAGTTAGTTATTTGAAAGTTACCTAATGCCATACTTCATTGCTAAAGACCGCGAGGGTTGCGCTGGTGGCTGGGCTGTTATTGATTCGGCCGGCGAGATTTTTGGTTGCCACGCTGGTAAGCAGTCTGCCATCGATCAGGCTGTTGCGTTGTCTATCGCGACTGATGAGCCGTTTGAGGGTGAGCGCGCGCTGGTGCTTGGCGATTATGTAACTTGGGTTCGCGGTAGCGAAACTTATTATGGCGAGATTTACCGCATCGATGGCGACCAGGCTGAGGTCAAAATTTATGAGGGTGAAGATGGCGTTTATGTTGAGTCGCTTTTAGTTGCGGTTGTGCCTCTAGCCGATTTGACTAAGATTGCCGATTTGCCATCGGCTGAGCCTATGGATGATTCTGAGCCAACCTTTCAGGCGGTTCTTGCAGACATTGACGGCACGCTAATCACTTTTGATGGCGATCGTAATGAAAAGGTTTATGCCTATCTCGAGAGTTTTGACGATACCGAAATAATCATTGTGACGGCGCGCCTCGAGTCTGAGCGTACGGCTACGGTTTCTGAGCTTGAAAACTTAGACATTGATTATGACCAGTTGATTATGAAACCTGATGCCGATACCGATTCGACTGAGTTCAAGAAACTTACCGCTGAAGATTTGTTGAAAACTTACAATGTGATGGTTGCGGTAGATGATAGTGCAGACATTCGCGAGGCTTACTCAGGTTTGGGCATCACCGCTATTGCGCCGGCCGATGTGCCAGATGTGCCTGAAGATCGGGCCATAAATCAGGATGCGCCAGCGTACATGCGTGCGGCTGCTAGGCGTGGCCTCGAGTACTATGCCGATGGTCAGGGTGGCGATGGTTTGGTTGAGCGCACTATTCGTGAGGCGCGCGACATGGCTGAGGGCCGCGTTACCGATGATAAGTGGATTCGCATCGCTGCCTGGATTGCTAGGCACATGGATGACCTCGATGCACCGGATGCTCAACCTGGTGCAGATAACTATCCGAGTGCCGGTGTTGTCGCACATTTGCTTTGGGGTTCAGGCCCAACTAAGAGAGCTGCTGAGCGCACGATGGCTTATGCAGAATCGGTGGTTGCTAGAATTGAGGCAGAGCAAGAAAGAGAAACTATGACTGCTAATACGCGTTCTAAATGGGTTGATGTTGCTTGGCGCATCAAGAATCAACTTGAGGGCGGCGACTCTGAGGGCCGTTCGACTAGCAAGCAAGAGCAGCGCATTCACGCTACTAATTTTGAGATTCGTGAAACCGCTGATGGCATGGCTTTCACCGGTTACGCTGCCGTTTTCAATTCGGACTCTGAGCCGTTGCCGTTCATCGAGAGGATCGCGCCTGGCGCGTTCAAGCGTTCGCTGCAGTCGCGCAATGAGGTCAAACTTTTGTGGAATCACGATGCTGGTGAGCCGTTGGCATCGGTTCGCGGTGGCACTCTAAAACTTACTGAAGATGAGATTGGTTTGCGCGTTGAGGCTACCCTAGCCAATACAACTCGAGGCCGCGATGTAGCTGAGCTGATTCGCTCTAAAACCATCGACTCTATGAGCTTTGGTTTCTCGGTCATCAAGGATTCGTGGCAGGGCGAGGTTCGCACTCTTGAGGCGGTCAGACTTTTTGAAACATCAGTTGTTTCTTGGCCGGCATATACGGCTACCAGCGGCACGATCTCGGTTCGCTCAGCTGCACCTGGCATCGATGCCGATCAGTTGGCCGATGCTCTCATGCGTTTGGAGTCAGGCGAGGAGTTAGAAGAATCTCACGCGACCCTCATTACCGATGTTGTCGCAAAACTCACTAAGACTGAAGAAGTGCAAGAAGTTCAGGGCGACATTCTCGCGCTGAAGAAAAAGAAACTCGACCTACTACTAAAGGAAATGTAATGCCAACTAAAGAAGAAATTGAGATTGCTGTAAAGGTTATTAGTGAGGTTGCTGGTGCGCCTACTATTGGCCCGGTTGCCGATCTAATCAAAGAGCTAAAAGATTCTTCAGTACCGGCTAAAGAAGTTCGGATTACTGAGGCTAAAGAAACTCGCTAACTTTCTCGAGTTTTACCCTCTCGGCTTTTTACCCTTTTGCCGAGAGGGTTTTTCTTTCCGCTGTTATATTGCGGTGGCTAAACTTTTATTAGGTTCAGCGTTAGCGCGGCCAACTCTGTTCAGCGTTAGCGCGGCAGAAAATTCATCTAACCTATTTGAAAGGAAATCAAATGTCTGATTTCATCAAGGGTCAGGCTGAAGTTCGCAACAACCTAATTTCACAGATGCGTGAAGTTTTGGATGACGCTGAGAAGCGTGGCGGACTAACTGCTGAGGACTCACAAAAGATTGACCGCCTCGAGGCTGATATTGCTCAGCGCGATGCTGCCATTGCTACTGCTCAGAAAGTTGCTCAGCGTTCAGCTGAGGCTGCTGAGGCTGCCGGATCATTCGCACCAGAAGTTGCACCAGCATCATCTGAGGCAGATGTTCTTCGCTCGATCGCTCGCGGTGAGGTTCGTTCGCACGAATTCATGCGCGAAACTCGCGCGCCGCTCACACCATCGAGCAACACCGTACCGACCTCTTTCTATGACCAGGTATTTCAGGTTGCAACCCTAGTCGGCCCAATGCTTCAGACCTCTGAGGTATTCAACACCGCATCAGGCGAAAACCTAGTAATCCCAACCGTAACTGCAATCAGCACTTCAGGTTCAGTTGCGGCTGCAGGTACTGTTGCAGAGTCAAACCCGACTTTCTCAAGCATTACTCTTGGCGCTGTAAAGTATGGCGCGATCGTAAACTTGGCAAACGAGTTGGTTACTGATGCTGGATTCAACATCACCGGTTACATTGCTCAGCAGCTCGGTACTTCACTAGGTGTACAGGCCAACACCGCACTAACCAACAAGTTGGTTGATGCTGCTGGTTCTGTTGTTACTGGTGGTACTGCTGTTTCGGGTGCTTTCACTTACGAAAACCTAATTGACTTGGTTTACGGCATTGCTGATGGCGCACGCGTTCTACCAGGACTTGGTTTCCAGATGGCTAAGAGCGGTATCGCTGCTGCTCGCAAGCTAAAGGATGGCGCAGGTAACTACATCTGGCTAGACAACGCTGTAAACGGTCAGCCAGCTCAGTTGCTTGGTTACTCGGTTTACGAAAACCCAGCAATCCCAGCGGTTGCTACTGGTGCTAAGTCGGTTCTATTCGGACACCTACCATCGTTCAAGGCTCGCGTTGCTGGCGGCGTTCAGGTTGCAAGTTCAACAGACTTCAACTTCAACACCGATGTGACCAGCTACAGGGGATTGATTCGCGTTGATGGTGGACTCACGATTTCAACCCACATCGGTTACTTCAAGGGTGGCGCAAGCTAATCTCGAAGCTCTAAACTGAAACGGCTCGGCATCGCGTGGATTTGCCGGGCCGTTTCTTTTATCTTGAATTTGTTGCTTTTCTGTGTAATACTTTTCAGGTCAAAGCCTCGCCGGATTCCCCCTATCTTTCCGGCGGGGTTTTGCTATTATCTAGGTATCTACGCGAGAGGCATCTAATGACTAAACTCACCGGCACGATCAGCTGGTTTTCTAATTCACCGACTGCGCCAACCGGGTACGGTGTGCAGTCGAATCAGGTTTTGAATCGCATGATCCGCGATGGCCTCGATGTTGCGGTTTTGAGCAACTATGGGCGCGAGGGTGTGAATGGCACTTGGGAATCTGATTATGGTGTTGTGCCTGAGTATGCTCGCGGTGCTGAGCCGTACTCGCAGGATGTTACACCGCTGAATCATAATCACCATGTTGCCAATGTAGAAAACAAAAAGGGCAAGCAACCTAACGCGCTTTTCACTCTTTACGATGTTTGGATTATGCGCGGCGATAAGTATGCCGATCTAAACATTGCATCGTGGACACCGATTGACCATAACCCGATACCGCCGCTGGTTTTGGATTGGTGCAAGCGACCGAATGTTACACCGATCGCGATGAGCCGTTGGGGTCAGGCGCAGCTGAAGAATCGCGGCGTTGAGAGTTTGTACATTCCTCACGCTGTTGAGCCGGTGTTTCAGCCAACTTATGAGGTTGATGGTTTGGATGTGCGCGAGTACATGGGCATCGATGCAGACACTTTCTTGGTTGGGATGAATTTTGCTAATAAGGCCAGCGGTGCGATTCATCGTAAAGCGGTCGCTGAGGCGTTTCTAGCGTTCGCGCTGTTTGCGAAAGATAAGCCCAATGCGGTGCTGTATTTGCACACCGATATGTTTGGTAGTTTCGGCGGTTGGAAACTTGACCACATTTTGACTGCGTGCGGTTTGACTAAAGACCAGGTGATTTTTTGCGATCAGGTCGCTTATCGTTATGGCTATTCGCAAGAGCAACTGGCGGCCTTTTATACGGCGATGGATGTTTACCTGGCTGTTAGTTACGGTGAGGGTTTTGGCGTTGGCACGATCGAGGCTCAGGCGTGTGGCACACCGGTTATTGTGTCGGACATTTGCGCGAGTAGCGAGCTGGTGGGCGATGGTTGGTTGGTTGAGTGCCAGCCGTTGTGGGATGAGCCTCAGCGGTCTTGGTTTAGTGTGCCTAACATTCCGCAGATTGTTAGGGCGTTGGCTACGGCTTATGAGCAGCCTCGAGGTAAGTCTGAAAAGGCGATTGAGTTTGCTAAGGGTTATGGTGCTGAGCATGTGTGGCAAGAGTATTGGTTGCCGGCGTTGGCGCAAATTCTAAAATGATTCCGGTTCTTGGCTTTTGCACTCTCAAGCGTTTTGATTTGGCTGAGAGGTTGCTGGCCAGCATCGATTACCCGGTTGAGCATTTGGTGATCGTAAACAATTCAGGCTCTCGCGCCTGGCAACCTAAGAAACCTGACCTGGTGCAAAATCTTTGGCACATTGAAGTGCCGTTTGGTTTGGGTTTGGTTGGCGCTTGGAATCTGATTGTGAAAGCGACACCGTACGCGCCGTACTGGGTGTTAGTGAATGATGATGCCTATTTTCTGCCGGGCCAGATGCAGCTCATTCCCGAGCAGGTCGATACTCAGGCGCTGAATTTTCTCGACATTGTGCCAGCCTGGTCGGGCGTGGTTTTTGGTGAGGGCATGGTTGAGCGTGTCGGGCTTTATGATGAGAATTTTTATCCGCTGTACTTCGATGATAATGATCTCGAGCGCCGCGTTGATTTGGCTGGTGTGCCTAAGAAAAGCATTGGTTGCAAGATGGGTCACGATAACAGTTCTACGCTGCATAGCGGCTTTCAGGCCGTCAATGCGGTGAGTTATAGCAACAATGGGCGTTTATACGCTCAGAGAGCCGCTGAGGGCCGTATAGAGGCATCTCTGTGGTCATTACAAACTAGGAGAGCAAACCGATGGGATTGATTTATACAGGCGGCACTTTTGACCTATTCCATGCCGGGCATGTGGCGTTTCTCAGGCGCGCAGCTCAGTTGGGTGAGGTGGTTGTGGCCCTAAACACCGATGAGTTCATTGTGGAGTACAAAAGTAAAGCGCCGGTCATGAGCTACGCTGAGCGCCGCGATGTGCTGTTGGGTTGTAAGTGGGTTAGCCAGGTTGTGCCTAACGCTGGTGGCGCTGATTCGCGCATTGCCATCGAGCAAGTGAAACCCGACTACATCATTGTCGGTAGCGACTGGGCTAGGCGTGATTACTACTATCAGATGGGTTTCGATCAGGATTGGTTGGATGAGCGCGGCATTGGTTTGATTTACATCCCGTATACCGATGGCATCTCGACTACGGCCATCAAGCATCGACTATCTAAGCGGTAAAATAGAAACAATACTTTAGGAGTCATTTTGGCTATTACAAATGGTTATGCCTCACTTTCAGAGGTGAAAGCCGCACTCAGGATTCAAGATTCTCTCGATGATAGTTTGCTGGAAACGGCTATCGAATCGGCATCACGCCTGGTCGATGGTTTTGCCGGTCGCAACTTTTACCCGAATGGTACGGCAACCCGATACTTCACACCTGAAGACATGATTTTGTGCGAGATCGATGACTTGATTACGCTCACAACGCTTGAGGTGTCTGCCGATCTCGATGGCGTATTTGACCAGACTTGGACTGCATCGGATTACCAGCTTGAGCCGTTGAATGGTCGCGCCGATGGTTTGACTGGTTGGCCGCGCACTCGCATCAGGGCCGTTGGCGATTATGTGTTTGCTCAGAATGTTGGCGAGGCCAGCGTAAAGGTAACAGGCACTTGGGGTTGGTCTGCAGTACCGACTGCCGTAAAGCAAGCAACCGTTATTCAGGCCAGCCGAATCTTCAAGCGCCTCGATTCGCCGCTAGGTGTTTTGAGCGCACCAGACTTGGGTTACATCCGCGTTGGCACTCGACTCGATCCAGATGTGCAGCAACTGGTTGAGCCGTACCGCCTGGCAAGGTTTCTCGCATAATGGCTCTCATTAGTGATCTACGCGCTGGCATCGCCACTAACCTGGCAACTATTACAGGTCTGCGCACCAGCTCTACCATTCCCGAGAATCCAAATCCACCGTTTGCGATTGTCGCACCGTCATCGATGACTTATCACATGGCGATGCGTAACGGCATGACGACTTACAACTTCGTTGTTACTTTAGTTGTGGGCCGAGCTGATGCGCGCTCAGGGCAGAATGCGTTGGATGCTTTCTGCTCTAGCACCGGCTCTAGTAGTATTAGAGGTGCAGTTGAAAGTGATCGCACATTGGGTGGGAAAGCGTTTGATTGTGTCGTTACCGGGATGCGCAATTATGGCAGCCTGGCTATCGGCGATAACACTTACCTGGCGGCAGAATTCGATCTAACCGTACAGGCTGATTAGTAAAGGAAATAAATTGCCTAAATTTGTTGCTACAGACTATTCAATCACTTTGAATGGCACAGCACTAAGCGATGCGCTTCAGTCTGTAAACCTCACCATTCAGAGCGATGAAGTAGAAACTACCACTTTTGGTGGCGGTTGGAAAACTATGGTTGGTGGATTGAGATCAGGCTCATTGCAGCTTAACTTCTTCCAGGACTTCGCTGCCGGTTCAGTTGATGCGACCCTTTGGCCGCTCATCAACACCATCGGTACTGTTGTTATCAAGCCAACATCTTCGACCGTATCGTCTACCAACCCGAGCTACACCGTACCGGTGTTGATCTCGCAGTATCAGCCATTTGCGAGCTCAGTCGGCGATGCCGCTACGCTTTCGGTTACTTTCCCGACTTCGGGTACTGTAACTCGCGCAACTGCCTAATAAGGTTTTTGCAAACAACTAAACAAAGAAAGACATAATGAAACTAAATCTACGCGTTGAGTTTTTGGATGGTCGCACAGTTGATCCGGTATCGGTTCAAATGCCCGACATGCTGAAGTTCGAGGAAAAGTTTTCTATCTCAATTTCGGCTCTTGAGAAAGAGCAGAAACTGACTTACATTGTGTTTCTCGCGTGGGCTGCGTTGCACCGCCAGAAACTGACTGATAAGCCGTTTGATGATTTCATTGATACGGTTTCGTTGGTTACGGCGAGTGAGGCCGACCCAAAATAGTGCCGTTGGGCGATGAGTCTGCACATTGGACTATTGCTCAACTGGCGGTGGAGTTAGGCATTGCACCTAGTGTGTTGATGAATGAGTCGCCGCGAATGCTTTTCACTATGCAGCGAGTTTTGCTTTCTCGCAACAATAGCCAGGCATGAAGAAAGCCCTAGACATTTGATCTAGGGCTTTCTCATTTTCGGCAGCTTAGGGGGTAAGTTGCTCGAAACCTGCCAACTTGAAGTTGGGGTGCTTTAGTACCTCGCCGGCAGCTTTGTCTAGCATTGCCTGGACTGCCTCGACACCGTACCAGGTGTTTTCTGCTAGATCGGATAGAAACTCTGAATCGGTAATTGCGTTGTATGCGAGTGATACAACTAGGCGCTGCCAAAATTCTGACTTGAGCGGTATCAGCCCATGATCGAGCCACATGAGTACGCGCTCAGCCTGGCTTATTTTGCCGTCTACTAATCCATCGGGCATCATGCTGGCCTCGAGGCGCATCAGCTCATCGGCCTCTGTGAGTTCAAAGTGTGTGCCATCGATGAAGTTCCAGTAGGCCCATGCGCGCGAGTAGTAGTTATCAATGTGCAGTTCGCCGTCATCTTCGAGGTAGATGGTTTGTGCGACTACTAGGCCATGATCATCTTTGAATGGTTTGACCGGGTTGTATAGAAAGAAACCGTTTGCCTGGCCGTAGTTGTAGATGTGTGGCTGGCCTAGCGTGGTTTCGATGTATTTCATCATGCCCATGATTATGCAACTTTCTTGATTGCAGCCATTAGGCGCGCATCCGACCATTTGCTAATTCGAGCAATCAGCTCAAAGTATGTGGCAAATTCTTGATTGTTGGTTGCTAGTTTGTGGGCTAGTTTGCGTAACTGGTATTCGTTCATGATTCCCTATCTTTCTGCCAGCGGTTGCCGACATGTCGATTATGACCGATTAGCCTGGCTGAGTGCAACATTTGGTCGCAGGTGTTTCATAACGGTTTGGTAACGGCGGCGGTAGAATTGATGTTATGCCTGAGCCAATCACACTTACCGTAGCCAAGTTCACCGGCCGCCTAAGCAATAGGGGTGGCGTGAATGTTGGTGCTAACGATGTAAGTGTTTTGGATGTGCGCGAGCTGCAAAAGCGGATGCGTGAGGCTGGCCCTAATTTTAGGCGCGAGTTTCTGCGCGACATAAAGGCGATTGGTAGGCCACTCGAGAGCAAGATTAGGACTGAGATCAACTCGATTGAGCCGTTGTCGGGCTTTCTTGCCGATCGTGGCCGTTTGGGTTGGAATAATGGCGTGGCCGCTAACAAGGTCACAACTCAGTTCAAAACCTCGATGGGTGGCCGTTCGCTCACAACTACGCTTTTGCGTATCAAGGTTTGGTCGCCAGCGGTCATCATCATGGACATGGCTGGGCGATCGGGTGCAAACATTGGTAAGGGTCGCCGTAACGATAATGCCAACCCGACTACTCGCCGCCGTAATGCCAACATCAAAAAGGGTGAGGCTTTTATTGCGAGCCTAAACCGCGAGATTGGCAACAGGCCCTCGCGTATTGTTTACCGGGCTGCTGAGAGTAGTTTGCCGGCATTGACTGCAGAAACTGATCGCGTGCTAAAAGATGCGATGCGCCGATTCAACATGAGAGGCTTTTGATGGCTGCTGGTGGACTGTACATACCCTTAAAGGCAATCTTTGACGATAAGGGCTTTAAAGAGGCTCAAAAGAGCATGGGTTCGCTTGGCGCGACTATGAAGAAAACGCTGGGCGCTGTTGGCCTAACCGTTGGTATTGGCGCTCTAGTAAATCAGCTCAACCGGGCTGGTAAAGCCGCTGTTGAAGATGCTAAGTCGCAGGGGCTGTTGGCGCTCTCATTGCGTAACACCGTAAACGCTACTGATGAGCAGATTTCGGCCGTTGAGAAAAGCATTGCGGCGATGGAGTTGATGAGTTCGGTCGCAGACGACAAAATTCGCCCGGCTTTCGCCACTATCGCGGCGGTGACTGGCACTCTTACTGAGGCAACTTCATTGACGACTTTGGCGCTTGATTTGGCTGCTGCAGGTTACGGCAATGTCGAAACTAACGCTAAGGCCCTGGCAAAAGCGTACGCCGGTCAAACTACGGCCCTCGAGCGATTAGTGCCAGGCGTAAGAAATGCCACAGACAAGTTTGGTTATTTGCAAGAGCGTTTTGCTGGCACTGCAGAAGAAGCTTCTAATCTCGATCCATACACTCGCATGAATCTTATCTTTGGCAACTTGCAAGAGGCCATCGGTAAGTATCTTTTGCCGTATCTACAAGATTTTGCTAACTGGTTGAAGTCGCCGCCAGGTCAAGAGAAACTTCAGGCGATCGCTGTTACTTTTGGCACGATCGTTCAGGCCGTTGGCAACATGGTGAATTTCTTGATGGATAACTCTTGGCTGGTGAAAACTGTTGCTGGTTTGATTGCCATGTTCAAGGTTTGGAAATCCATTTTCTTGGTCACTAAGGCGATCTATGGCGCTCAAAAGGCTGCAGCTCTCTTGACTTTCGCGCAAAAGGGTCTGGAATCCGCTAAGGGTTGGCCGGCGATCGCGGCGGCGGCAGCGGCGGTGGCTGCAGGTCTTGGTACATTTATTGCCCTCGATGCCATGATTGGCAACATTACCGACAATGTTGAGCAACTGAAAAAAGATTCAGGCAAGGTCACACCTTTTATTCCCGATCCGATTGTGCCGCCTGAAACTGATTCAGGCACAACTAAGGGTAAGTCGCCGGCTCAGGTTGCCGCTGATGCCGCTGCTAAGGCTGCTGCTACGGCTATGGCTGCGTATCAGAAACTGGCTGCAAGTATGCAGGAATTCAAAGCCTCGATGGGTGAGGTTTTGTCGGGTGTTAGGCCGTTGGAAACCGCTACTCGCATTGTGGGCGAGTTTGAGCAAGCATCGGTTGATGCGTTCACTAATGTGCAAGAAAAGGTTGCTGAGGCGCTGAAGTCTGGTTTGGTTTCGGCTGCTACTTATGATGCGCTGGTGAAGTATGCGGCGCGTGAGGCTAAGGTGCTGAATGAGATTGCAGCTAAGCGTGATGCCATTGCTAAGAAAATAGACATTGCTAAAAACTTGGTTTCTACGGTTCGCGACTATGTGAACATTAGCGACTTGGGTGCAACATCGGCTGAAATCACTAGCGGTTTCCGTAGCATCATTGATAAGACTGTTGCTTTTGGTAAGAATCTTTTGGCGCTCAAGAAAGCCGGGCTTGATAAGAATCTGTTTGCTCAGATTTTGGGTGCTGGCCTCGAGGCTGGTGGGCAGACTGCTCAGGCTATTGTCGAGGGTGGCGATTCTGCCATTACTGAGCTGAATGGGCTTTTCAAAGAGCTGAATTCGGCCGCTGAGGGTATCGCATCGGCATCAACCGACATCATGTACTCGGTCGGTGAAGAAATCATTAGCAACGGCTTTATTGCTGGGTTGATGGATCAGGATTCTGCGCTGGTAAAAGCGGCTCAGGCGTTGGCTGATGCGTTCACTTCAACATTTACTACCGGGCTGAGCGTGGGTATGGCTGAGCAGTTGGCTAAGATTCAGCCGCCTAGTGTGAGTGTGCCTATGAGTTCGACTGTTACACCGTTGAGCGGTGGCATGGCATCTCAGTTGGCGCAACTTGGTTTCAAGAATAGCCAGGATGCGTTTATTCGCCGCGACTCGATGGGTCAGAGTTTCTTGACTACTAAAGCCGGCATAAACATCACCGTAAACGCTGGCATGGGTACTGATGGCAAGAGCGTGGCTCAGTCGATTATCGATGAGATCAAGCGTTATGAGCGCGCCAATGGCGCTGTTTGGACACCAGCATAATGGCTCTACCGATTGAGAAAGTCGAGCTTGGTTTTGATGAGAATGGGCCAGGTAACTTTTTCTTGCTCGATGACCCGGTGCAGGGTGTTTTAGACAACATTGATTATGTGCTGGGTGGCGGTTCATTCTTTTACGATGTGAGCGCCTATGTGCAAGAGATTGGCATTCAGCGCGGTAAGTCGCGTGCGCTAGATCGTTACAGCTCGGGCCAGGCTCGAGTGACTTTCAATAACCGCAACCGCTACTTTGACCCGACTTATACGGCATCGCCGTTTTATGGGCAGATTGTGCCTCGCCGCGATGTGCGAATTTGGTCTAATAATCAAATTGTCTATGTGGGTACAACTGATGACTGGGATTTGAATTATGCGCCTAATGGCGATTCGGTCGCGGTGCTGAGTGCTTATGACGGCTTCGCGTTTCTTTCTCAGCAAACTTTGACGGCTGCCACTAACCCGGTTGAGTTGTCGGGTGCGCGCGTGAATCGCATTCTTGACGATCCAGGTGTTGCGTGGCCGGCTGGTGCTAGGTCTGTTAGTGCTGGTGATGAAACTTTGCAGGGCGATACGGTGGAGTTGGGCGCTAACGCGTTGGAGTATTTGCAGACTATTGAGAGTTCTGAGCCTGGCGAGTTGTTTATTGGTAAGTCGGGTAACTTGACTTTCCAGGCGCGTAACGCTGTTGCGCCGTCTAGCGGTGCGGTGGTTTTGAGTGATGATGCTACCGGTGTGCGCTATTCGAGTGTGCGCGTGGTTTATGGCTCGGAGTTGTTGTTTACTCAGACTGAGCTGCAGCGCCGTAACTCGGTTGTGACTATTCAGAGTAATGATTTGGATGCTCAGAGTAACTACGGTATCCGCACGCTTTCTATCAACGATTTGCTCAATGAAACCGATGCTGATGTGGCTGAGTTGGGCAACTGGCTTTTGGGCCAATACTCAGCGCCTGAATACCGTTTTGATGGCGTTGAGGTGCTTATGTCGCAACTCTCAACCGTTGAGCAAGATTCTCTTATAGGCCTCGAGTTGGGGTCTGTTTGCAAGATTACTTTCACACCTAACGGCATCGCGCCGGCGATTGTGAAGTTTGCTCGAGTCATCTCGATCACTCACCAGGCTACTTTGACTGAGCATCGCATGATTCTCGGGTTGGGTACGCTTACAACTAATACTTTCGTTTTGGATGACCCGGCGTTTGGTATCCTAGACACAGGGATTCTTGCCTTTTAATTAGGAGTTTTTATGGCTGGTGCAGGTTGGCGCACATTTACTAGCGGCGCTGTTTTGACCGCTGCTCAGGTTCAAACCTATTTGCAGGATCAGGCCGTTCAGGTTTATGCAACTACGGCTGCCAGGTCGAGCGCGTTGGGTACGGCTGTTAGCGCCGGTATGGTTTCGTTCATTACTACCGGTGGTTTGTTGGACTATTACAACGGCTCGGGCTGGACTGGACTCAACTACACAACTGTTAGCAACTCGACCGTTTCGGCTTACACCGTAACCGCTAACGATCACAACCGCACTTTCGTATCAGCCTCGACTGCAGCTCAAACGATTGTTGTGCCGGATGTTTTCGAGATCGGTGAGCGGTTCGATGTTGTGCGCGATGGTGCAGGTACGGTCAGCATCAACGCTGGTACGGGTGTGACTACTTGGGCCGGCGCTGGTACGGCTGGTACTGCTAAGAGTTTTGCGATGGGTACTCAGTATTCGGCGGCATCGGTTATCAAGGTTGCGGCTAACAGTTACCGCGTTATTGGTGCGGTGGCCTAATGTCGCTCATTCCGCTTGGCATTCTTGGCCAGGGTGGGCCGGCTGGCGGTAACGCTTTTGAGTTGATTCAAACTCAAATTTTGGCAACTACTACTACGGCTGTGACTCTCAGCTCAATACCCACAACTTTTAAGCATTTGCAGATTCGCATAACTTCGCGTAATACAACTGCGGCGGCAAGTCAGGCAATTACTCTGCGCATGAATGGCGACACCGGTTCTAACTACGCGTTTTTCCACATGCGAGGAAATGGTTTTGGTGGTGTCGCTGCAACTTCAAGCTCGCAAACATCGATGACTATTGGTAGATCACCTGGCTCGACTGAGGCGGCGAACATTTTTGCGGTCGCTTTGGTAGACATTTTGGATTACGGCAACACAAACAAAACAAAATCAGTTCGTGCAGTGGGTGGCCGCTATTCGTCTGAAACTCAGATTGAACAGGTTGGTGCGCATTGGAATAGCACCAGCGCAATTACTTCGATTGAGGTTGCCGATCGTGCAGGTTCTACATCGTTTGCTGCTGGCACTCGAATTTCGCTTTATGGGATTGGTGGTTAGTCATGCCGGCTTTAGTGGCTCTAGCAAATACAACTCTTGGCTCTAATTCAACAACAATCACATTTTCTAGCATTCCAGGCACTTATCAGGATTTGTATTTGGTGGTTGTGGGTAGATCGTCTGGTGGTTTTTATCAAAACATCCGTTTCAATGGCGACTCTGGTTCTAATTACAATGTCTTGCGATTTACTTCTAATTCCACAACTGTGAATTCTGGTACTCAAGCTAGCGTGGGTAGAGGTTTAATTTCTGATCAGAGTTTTAATTCAAGCATTACTGGTGCGGCGTTCGTTCACATTTTGGATTATGCGCGCACCGATAAGCACAAGACGACTATTGGCGATGTGCATGTTGATAACAGCACCTATGCTGAGATGATTTGTAACCGTTGGGCAAATACGGCTGCAATTACTACGGTCGCATTATCAAGCGACTCTGGGCAGCTTTATTTGGCCGGCACAACTTTTGCACTATATGGAGTTAGAGGCTCATGATTACCGATCTAATTGCATCTACTACTGTTGGCGCTGGTGGCACTAGCACAATAGAGTTCACCGGCATTCCAGGCACTTACACCGATTTGGTTATTTTGTTGTCTGCTCGCACAACCTCTGGATCGGATTACCCTAGATTTCGCGCCAACAATTATGTTAGTGAGTTCAATAAAGGACAGGTTCTTTTGAGTGGCGGCACAACCGTTTCAGCGTTTTCTGATACTTTCAACACTTATGCCCAAATTGGCCAAATACCTGGTACGAGTTACTCAGCTAATAACTTCAGCAATTCATTGATTCAAGTGCCAAACTATGCCGGCACAACTCGCGCAAAAACATACAAAATACAAACAATAATGAAAGATGCTGGCGCAAATGCTGAGCAAAGATTTTCTGGCACAGGTTTTGTATCTTTTACGGCGGCGATAACAAGTGTGCAAATTTATACGACTAACACTTTTGCTCAGCACACAACCGCTTATCTTTATGGCACACTTATTGGTTCGGGCGGCGCAACCGTCACCGTTGTATAAACAAAGGAATAAAAATGGCTCTAACTAAAATTGTTGTAAATTGTGAAACTGGCGTTTCTGAGGTTGTCGAATTGACTGCTGATGAAGTTGCTCAGTTCGAGGCTGATAAGGCTCAGGCCGAATTAGATCAGGCTGCTCGCCAGGCTGAGGCAGATCGCATTGAGGCCCTAAAGGTTTCTGCACGCGCGAAACTGGTTGCCGGCGAAACTTTGACGGCTGATGAGGCCGCTCTTATCATCGGCTAAACTAAAGATAGTTATTCACCGAATCCACGCTTTCGGCTCGATAGAAAGTTTTTTGATGGATTCTGGCAACGATAAGATTCTGATTCAGTTGGTTCGCGACATCGCTGAAGTAAAAGCGATGGTTCAGAATTATGCCGATATTGAGTTGCGTGTGCGTGAGCTTGAGAAAGCGCGTTG